TCAGGCCTCCTCAACGTCGTGATACTCTTCGCACGCCTGCAGCGTGTTCTGGATCAGGGTGGCGACGGTCATCGGGCCAACGCCGCCGGGAACCGGGGTGATGTAGGACGCGCGTTCGGCGGCATCTTCATACACCACGTCGCCGACCACTTTGCCGCTTTCCAGACGGTTGATGCCGACATCGACCACAATCGCCCCTTCTTTAATCCACTCGCCAGGAATAAAGCCCGGTTTGCCCACCGCGACGATCAGCAGGTCGGCGTTTTCGACATGATGGCGCAGGTTTTTTGTAAAGCGGTGGGTGACGGTGGTGGTGCAGCCGGCCAGCAGCAGCTCCATGCTCATCGGGCGACCGACGATATTGGAAGCGCCAATGACCACCGCATTGAGGCCGTAGGTGTCGATATTGTAGCGTTCCAGCAAGGTCACGATACCGCGCGGAGTGCACGGACGCAGGCGCGGCGCGCGCTGGCACAGGCGGCCAACGTTGTAAGGATGGAAGCCGTCGACGTCTTTATCCGGCGCGATGCGCTCGAGAACTTTGACGTTATCGATCCCTGCCGGCAGGGGCAGCTGAACCAGAATACCGTCGATGGTCTTATCGGCATTCAGAGTGTCGATAAGCTCCAGCAGCTCGGCTTCGCTGGTGGTTTCCGGGAGATCGTAAGAGCGGGAGACGAAGCCCACTTCTTCACATGCTTTGCGCTTGCTGCCGACATAAATCTGCGAGGCCGGGTTGCTGCCGACCAGCACGACGGCCAGCCCAGGGGCGCGTTTTCCGGCCGCAACGCGAGCCTTCACTTTTTCCGCAACCTCAGAGCGTACCTGCTGCGCAATCGTTTTACCGTCAATAATTTTTGCTGCCATCAGAGAGAGGATTCCATCTGTATCTTTACGAAAGGGGGATGAGGATATTTTGTCAGAAGCGGGCCTCGCTGTCAGTCCTCGTTTGCTGTTTTATCCTGTCTGAGGCTAATTTAGCCTGTTATGACCATGGTTATTACATGGTTATTGGTGCGTTGCGCCTGGCCTCTGAGTCGATTTACGCGCGCATTAGGCCCGGCGGTATGCTTCTTGTACAGTTGGTGGAGGATATTTCGCCAGCGTCGTATAAGCCCCGCAGTTTCCTGGCAAAATGGATTGACTCAACCGACGTGGACCGTATAATTCCACGCGTTTCACTCCGCGAAGCACTCGCTTCTCAGGGCGCCCTTAGCTCAGCTGGATAGAGCAACGGCCTTCTAAGCCGTAGGTCACAGGTTCGAATCCTGTAGGGCGTGCCATTAAGAAACAACAACTTACGCCAGTTTTAAACCAGCCTGATTTCCTCCTTGTGTCGTATTTGTGTCGCTAGCGCCAAAAATGGCGTCAATTTTCCGTGCGTGTTCGGTCAGGTGGTTCGGTGCCAGGTGAGCATAACGGCGCACCATCTCGATGCTCTCCCATCCTCCCATTTCCTGTAAAACAGAAAGCGGGACGCCGGACTGGATCAGCCAGCTCGCCCAGGTGTGCCGGAGGTCGTGAAAACGGAAATCCTCGATCCCCGCTTTTTTCAACCCGGCGCGCCAGGCGTTATTGTCATCCACCCGCATTTTTCTAACCGCGGGCGTCAGCGTTCCATCAGGGCGATGCTTTGCCGTCGTGTGAACGAACACCCACCGGGAATGCTTCCCTATCTGATCCCTTAATACCCTGCATGCGGTATCATTCAGAGCTACGCCAATCGCCTTGCCCGCTTTTGCGTTCTCCGGATTTACCCATGCAACCTTTCTCTGCATATCGACCTGCTGCCACTCAAGCCCGATGATGTTTGAGCGGCGCAGGCCGGTTGCCAGTGCAAATATCACCACTGGCTTAATGCTCTCCGGCATGCACTCAATCAACCGCTCAGCTTCTTCTCTGGTCAGCCACCGTATCCGCTTACTGATCGGCTTGCGGGTTTTGATAACAGGAGCTGTTTTTATCCAGCCCCAGTCATTCGCCGCGGCCCTGAGAAGGGATCGAATGAAGGAAAGGTGTTGCGCCTTCGTCGCCTGCGAAACCTGCCGTGGCTTGTACTCCGGAACCGGCTTACCCTTCCTCAACGCGGAATCACGTTTACTCTCCCAAACCTGCAGGTGCTTACGGTTGATCATCCCATTAACGGCTTCGTGAACTTCCTCCGCCGTTATCTTCGAGACATCACGGCCGGAAAAATGCTGCAGCCAAAACTCAATTTTGGTTTTGTCATCATCCAGCGATCGCTTATGGTCCTTTTCCCGCAGCCACCGGATGCAGCACTCTTCGAAGGTTCTTACGGGCAGGTCGCCGATCTGGTCAACCCGCCACGCTTCCGCCTTCAGCTTGTCGTGGAGCTCCTGAGCCTGCTTTTTGTCCCCCGTGCCAAGAGATCGCCTAACTCTTTTTCCTGACGGCGTAAAGAAATGACAGTGCCACACGCCGCCCCTGAGGGTGATTGACATAAAACTTCTCCTTTATGTTCACCCGCGTTCGCGATGACAGGATCGCGCGGGGTTTTCAAATATGCAATACACGCCGCCTCGGTCGTTCTGTACTTGTTGCCGACCTTGCGGCCGGCGAGTTCTCCAGAATCAATTAGGCGGTAGATCACCCGCGCAGACACGATGAGCAAATCGGCGGCCTGCTGTGCTGTAATCGGTCTATCAGACGCCATATTTCCTCCCGGTTACGCCGCCCGCTGTGAGCGCAGTTTCTTAATGTGTTCGCTCTGCTCAAGATCTGCCTTTATCTGCTGGGCCTCTTCGTGAGAGAGCGGTTCGAAATCATTATTAAAGCGGTCTATGCTTGCTGTGTTGATCCGTCCCTGGCGCCAGTAGCGAACCACCTTAGCGTCACTGCCGGCGACAATTACCGGCCATCCGTGGCAATCAGCAAAGACCTGGCCTCTCTGAATTAACTTGAACATCACGGCCTCCGATGCTTACCGCGTATTCCTCTTCTTCCTGACAGTCAGCGCAGCGCTGGCAGCCCGCCACCAGTTCCCGGCGCCGCTCGGGTATCTCTTCCCCGCAGTCTCGGCAGTGAGTAGCTGAAACTGCGTTATGGTTGATGCGCATGTTCTGGATGGTCATTTCCAGCCGGCGCTCTGCCAGCTCGTTGGCCTGATCGATGATTTCTGGCATGTCAGCGCTCCTTTATCTTTCCGTTCAAAATGCCGATTTCCACATAGAGATGGCTTGGCGTTAACCCAAGCTGCCTTATCAGCGGCATGCATCCGTTGAGGATCGGTCGTGATATCTCGTCGGAACTTAAAGCGGGGGATGACCGCCGTTTAGCCTTAACCTCATCGTTAGCCCTGCGCGCGATACTTCTGAGCGCATTTTTCTTTTCTTCTGGTGTCATGCGACCCCCATATAAGCGCGAATGAAAGCCGCAGCTGCCTGGGCGTTTATGGCGTTACCGTACCCTTTGAGGCGGCCAGTTCTATTGCGGCTAGCCATTCTTGCCAGTCCTGCCACGCCGGGCTGTTTTCGCACCAGGCGCGAGGAAGCCCCATCAACCAGCGGGAATGTGCCGGGTTCAACTGGACGCCATTTTCCATCTCGACATAAGAGCCAGTCCGCATCTCGCCAAAAACCGTTAACCTCAAGGGGCCGCAGGAGAACGCCTGGCGCGGTAGCTGGTCCAGTCGTTCCTTCCCATCCCGCTGCGCCGTCATTCCCGCCGAGTCTTTCCAGTCGCGCGACGTTGGCGTTACCCAGCCCGCCAATGCCGCCGCCCATCCGATTTTGTTCGGGGTTACCCTTCCGTCCGAGCTCATTTGTACCGTCGTTGCATTGGTGATGTAGTTGACCTGTGGCGTTGGCCACCCAGTAGGCCCGCTCTCTGATGTGCGGCGCGCCGATGCCCGCTGACGTAAACGGCACAAGCCCGAAGGCGTATCCCATTCCTTCCAGGTCAGCTTGTACAAGGTCGAACCATACGTTTGCGTTACCTGCTGCAACCTGTTCGCCAAAGACATGCTGAGGTCTGCGCTCGCTGATGAGATGGAAGAAGTGGGGCCAAAGGTGCCGCTCGTCAGCAAACCCATCTCCTTTGCCTGCCGCGCTGAAAGGCTGGCACGGGCAGGAGCCTGTCCAGACCGGGCGATCGTCAGGCCATCCTGCGAGGCGGAGGGAACGGGACCAGACGCCGATACCGGCGAAAAAGTGGCACTGGGTAAATCCTTTGAGGTCGTCAGGTGTGACATCTTCAATACTCCGTTCGTCAACTTCGCCCGGGGCGATATGCCCGGCGGCTATGAGGTTACGCAGCCACTGCGCCGCGAATGGGTCGATCTCGTTGTAGTAAGCTTCCGCGCTCATGCTGCCTCCGTCTTCACAACGTCAATGGCGCAGCCAGGTATCAGCTCAACTGAAGCGGTGGCGCACTGGTTACCCCAGTGGCTCCAGCCTGGCGCTGCGCTGCGGCTGAATAACTCAATCCGCGGCACGTCGCCGTAGAGCAGCTCCAGGCGGTGGCGAACTTCCCACGGCTTCTCGCTGTGCGCGCCGAGTGGGCTATAGACCACCTGCTTAATGCCGGCGTGCTTGCGCTCCAGCCCGGCGCCGCGGGTGGCGATCAGCACGTCTTCGGTATTGGCGCGGGTGTAGTTGCCGCCGTTCATGCGCGTCTCGGCATTCAGCAGGGCGAGGAAGTCGTAAAAATCGTTCACATCGCCCTCTGCCAGAGCCTTGGTAATGCGCAGCTCGGCCAGCTGATTCAACTTCACCCAGGTGAAACCCTTCATTGTGCGCACCGTAAATCCCCAGGCCTCGGCCAGCTCGATCGCCTCCTGGTTGTGGGTGCCGGTGTACCACATCGCCAGCACGGCGTTATCCGCGGCGAGCTCCCACACCGGTAGCCGCTTCATATCGAGCAAGCTCATGGTGGGGTAGTGGTCGACGGCGGCGCCGTTGCTGATCGTGTTCCCGTAAGACCAGGCCGGGTCGGCATAGATAAGTGAGTAGCGGTTCATTTCGCACCTCTTTTCGTGTCCAGCTCTTCAGCCAGCCTCTGAGCCTTTAACGGGTTTCTTACCACTTCACCAGATGGCATTAGCCAGCCACGATGAAGGACGGAGTACATGCACTTCACTTTTCCTACGGTTATGGCGTCGCGGTAATGTTTCATTTCCACTGCTCCCCGAAGGTGAAACCGATCTCCGACAGCGATTCGTCCATCTTCTCGATGAACTCCGGCACCATTTCGTTGAAGTCGGACATGTATTTGTCGTCGCGCTCAACAACCACGTGATGAATGCCTTCTCGCTTCATGCGAGGGTCATAATTCGCGAAATACCAGGCGTCCTTTCCGGTTACCCACATGCTGAATTGCACCTGGGCCATATAGGCGGATTTGATAGCCTCGAAGCCGCCAAGCCGGAATTTCATGAAGTCGCGAGAGGTGAAAGGGCACTTCAGCTCAAGGCCGCGACCATCACTGCACAGGCCATCAGGTGAGCAGGCGGTGCGCATGCCTTCGTCACGGAAAAGGATCGGCGACTCTGTTACCTTCACGTCGGTGGTGAACTCAAACAGGGTACGAGCGTCGGCCTCATACTGTTTCCCCCAGGCCAGCGCCTTGGCGTTAACTTCCGGCGCCACGCCGGTGCACACTTCGGCAAGGAGCGTAAGGAAGTAGGACATCTTCATATCAGTCCATTTTTTGCCTGACTTGGGCTTAGAAATGACGTTGTGAACTTCCGAGGCAGTGATCACGCCCAAGCGTAAGCGGTGCCAGGATTCATCTCCCTGTTCAACGCGGGTAACGTCAATGCCAGTTCGGTCGAGGATAATTTCTGGTGTCATGCTGCCACCTGCGCTTTTTTCTGGAGGAAGCTAAAGCCTTTCTGCGCTTCTTCTTCGGTGAGCTGTGATGCCTGGAAAATGTCACGCTTGAAGATGTTGCTGCACAGAGGCAGGAAGTCCTGCTCCCAGTCCTTATTCAGGGACGTCAGGAGGTCGGTAATTGCCTGCAGCGTTTCCTCACTGGCCACCAGGGGGAGCGCCTCTGTCGTGCTGCGCGGCGTCACGTCACGCGCATCCACTTCCAGCGTTTTACCTTCCATCTCTTCGGCAGTGGGCTGCTGGCCAATTTCAGGCCACGCCTTACGCAGAGCCTGAGCCTCGGCACACTTCGCCAGCTGGCCGTAAGGGCGCTTTTTCCACATAGCATTTGGCGCGGTAGTGTCGCGGCCGGCGGTGGCGTAGTTTTCAACCCAGTATTCTTTCGCACTGAATTCGACGATCTCCCCGCTCGGCATGCGCTTGCTGACCGTGTACTTGCACCATTGAGGGACTGTCACCTCAACACCGGTAAGCGTCAGAGTGACGTCCGGGCCGAACTCTGGTTCTTTAGCACCAGCGTAATCACCGGAGCGGTCCGCCTGAATGCGGTAAAGCCCGATGCCCGGCATAACCACATCGCGCCACTCGCTTTTCCCCGACTTCGAGTCCTTAACGCTCATAGGCACCAGATGGACGGGCTTCAGAAGCGGATCAAGGTTTCTGGCCCGGCAGTAGTCCAGCGCCATCATCACCGACTCATCCTTGGCACCAGGATAAATACTGTTCTTGAGGGCGCTCCAGGTAGCGCCGTCAATGCCTCGCTCAGCAAGAGAGCTGGCTGTAATCACAAGTTCGTTAGCCATTGCTATTCTCCAAAGTTAAAACGGGCAGCCGGTGCGGTGATCCCAGTCGTATTCCGCCTGGGCGTAAGCTACTGCCGAAATGAGATCGTTATATGCCTCGCCAGCTGCATCGCTGCGGAGGCCTTCGTATGGGCTTTTGTCCATCGGTACAGAGAAGCGGAACAGGCCTGACGGCTCTTTCGGCAGAGCGTCGATAATTTCCTGCGCCCGATCGTCAATCCACTTTTGCTTCTCTTCGGTGAGCGACTGCTCAGCCCATTTCCGTTCTTCGATAGCGTCGTATGCGCGGTATGCGTTCATAGCTCGCTCCTGAAATTTGGTTGTGAAACGCCCGGCACCGTAATGGCTGCCTGATAGCTCAGTTAAATTCGTGCGCTGATATGCGCGGTTAATGCGTCCCGGCTGGTACCAGGTTCGGCTCAATGCTGCGTGAAGCGTATGGCCGGCGGATGTGGCGCAGATTTCCCTGCGGCTCATGCCAGTAGCTGCCGTCGCGATAGTCGAAGCTGACCAACCAGGCGGCGCCGGTGCGTAGATTGCGCATCATCACGGCGCGTCCGTTGTTAGGAATTGAGTTAGCCATTGAACACCCCCGTAACGTGCAGAATTTTGATAATCAACGCTGTCCAGATAACGCCGCAGATCAGCAGGCAGTAAATCAGTGAACGAATGCCGTTTCTGCTCATGCTGAACCACCAGGCATCAGGCAGAATGCGCTTGCTATCAGTACGCATACGACGATGGTGAATGCGTGTGCCAGAAACTTAAACCACTCAGTTTTATCTTCTTCGCGTATCATCTCTTCACCTTTGCCTTATCGCGGCTAACGGAGCGTTGTTACCTATTACCGGCGCCAACGTTGTTGTTTGGATGAGATGATAATGTACTAATGGTTCATCATTGTAAAGTACCAAAAGTACATTTTTGATTTGTGGATAGTTCATATTCAGGTAAGTTAATGAACTTAAAGTATATTTATTTTTGCGTTATGTTTAGTTTGGTGGACGCATAGTAATTAAGTTGGTGCTAGCCGTGCTGATGCTGCCGAGGGAATGGTAGGGCAATAAAAACCCGGCGCGGTGGCCGGGTTAAGCATCATTGCTTCTTATTTGGAAGTTCTGGTCTTTGCAGGTTTTCTAGGACCTCAATGGCCTTTGTATTTTCGATGACTTTTTGCTGAACCTTATCAGCTAGGTATTCCTTGAATCCTTTCGGGACGTACTCCTCACGCAGCCATCGCCTAAATTCACCCAGAGCCTCTTCTGGGTAAATGTTTGCTGGCAAGTTTCCCGCCTTACTCTGCGGAAACCAGTCTGGGTAGAAGTGAGGGTGTTTCTGTATATCCCCGTATTTTTCGCCAAGATTGTTACGCTTCCAATGGTTTGACCATCTAGTACCTACGCTTATATCGGGAACCGTTTTAGGGCCCAATTCAAATCCAGCATTAATCAGAGGCACGGTTATATCAACCATCTCTCTGAATACACTGAAAAACCCTGCAGGGATTTTATCATTAAGGATTATTCTCTCTTGGAAGCACTTCCAGGCTCCACTAACCGGGTTTCTTGGGTCGATACCAACACTTCTGAAAATGAACTCACGAAGTGTTTGTCTTGCTAAAAGGCGATAATTTCTTAGGGCTGTGGCGTTGTTTGCTTGGCTTGCATCAAATGCATAATACTCAAGAATTGCCATGCAGACGTAGTCAGGGTACGGATAATGGTCCCGTTTAGTTTCTGATGATGGTATGTAAAGTGATTCAACATCTATACCCTGATCAAGGAGAATAGTGTCAATTTTTCTACCACGAGGCTTAAGGCGCTCTCCAGCCCAATCAGAAGATATATCCTGAATTACACTATGATGAACGCCACACATTTCAGCCAGTCCCCGGCCAGTGAGATATGGTGTGCCATCATTAAGAACACCCATTGCCACACCTTCAACTTCAACCTCCTTCACCGGAAATAATTGGAGATTTCCTTGGCGGGGCGATATTGGCTTTATCTCATTAACCATTTGATTTTCCTTGTTAAATTGTGGCGGGCAAACGCCATTTTTCGTCTTTCTAGATCACCCAAACATCTCTTCAGGCCACTTGCTGGCTACCCATGTTTCCTGTACGTCTTCGGCATTACCAAAAACACATCGAACTACCGGTCTGGCTCACTCAAAGTCATCACGATCATCCCTTCGCTTAAAGAAAATCTTCTCCAACCTGAGCACTATCCCAACCAGTCCGACAATTAGCAAAGTAATGAGTATTGGGATAATCAGATCAGACATGCTTCCTCTGCGTGCTAAGGCTTTACCCATGCTTCCTGTACGTCTGCGGCATGCTGCCGATCACCTTGCCGAACACGAACACCCGGTTCATCTCGTCTTTCTCGATCGGTTCCCAAGGGGCATAGCTCTTGTTATCCGATATAACCAGCAGCTTGTCCTTCATCTTCTGCAAGCGTTTAACGTGAGCAGTGTCATCGTACAAAAAGGCGTATATTCCATCGCCGTCAAACTTCCTTACGCTGACATCGACGAACAACAGATCTCCTGGCTCAATCGTACCTGACATACTGTCTCCGCGGACGTTGATAATCCTGATGTTCTCAGCTTTGCGCCCATCAAACATATGGTTAGCCTCAGCTGGCGCATATTCAACGGAGCGGAGAATCTCAACGAATTCCTGATTTATCACCCCTGGACCGGCGCTGACGGCGATATCCAAGAGGTCAATTCTAAAGACGTCTTTTCGATTGGATGCCGATCCTGGTTCAATACCATCCTCGTCAACATCGCCAAGCAGGTACGATGCAGACGTGCCTATATGAGACGCTAACGCCTGGAGCGTTCCCCGCCTTGGTATCGACTCCCCGTTAAACCATTTGCTCACGGCCTTCGGTGTCAACTTCATTCTCTTGGCGATCTCAGCCTGGCGACCGTGTGGCATCAATCCAGCTTTATCGCAGGCCAGCGCTAGCCTCAGAGAAAATTCTTTTCGCGCTCTTTCTTCGTGAACCATGTGTTCAATCATAATATCACTTGCGTGAACTATCAGTTCCGACTTAATATGTACTTACAGTTCATTATTGAGGGTTAAACATGGCACCTAACAGTCTTGGCGAAATCATCAAAAAGATTCGCGTTCCTGTTGTAGCTAAAGCCTGTGGTTGCTCTCCGCGCGCAATTTACAAGTGGATTGCCAACGGAAGCCTGCCGAGAACGGACTACACCGACGAGACCAATTACGCAGAAAAAATCGCTCTCGCTTCTGGCGGCCAGTTTACTGCTGCGCAGATCCGGGAAGTTAGCAAGCCTAAAGCCGCCTGACTGGCGGCCATACCAAACAACACCAGAGGAAGTATCACAAATGGAGAGTTCAACGACACGCAACAAAGTGGAGGCTCGCAGGATAGAAAGCTGGTTACACAGCCAGATAGCTGAACTGGGAACCACGAAAATCGCCAAAGTGGCCGGAGTGAATAAGTCGACGGTGAGTCGCTGGCGGGAAAGTCTGCTGCCGAACATGTCGCTACTGCTGGCCATCCTGATTTCGAACAGGTCGGGAGAGAAAGGTGACTTTGAAGCATGAGTGGGAACAGAAAGGCGAAAGCCGCAGTGCGCGAACACTAACGGCTTTCTACGCGAATTAACTGGATCAATTCACAGGAGTAATTATGCCTAAGAGCAACAGATTTTACCAGGCGCAAACACACAAAAATGTTACTCGTGACCGTTTTGTTCGCTCGGTAAATCCAGTGGTGGCCGAAAAGATGCGCGCCATCCTGGAAGAGCTGAAACGGAAGGAGGAAGGCCGTGAGTAACGTTCTCCGCATATCCGATTTTAGAGGGTCTCAGAAGCCCATGGAGAAACCTCAGCCATCAGGGCAGGGGTTGGTATTCCTGCACCGTAAAGTAAGAGAACTGCCGTTCTACAAGACCGACAGTGAAGCCGTCCATCTGTGGATCCATCTCATCATGGAGGTGAATTCAGCTGATGGGATGGTAACCACAGAGTTTGGTGAGTATCCGGTTTCCCGCGGTCAGGTGATCACTGGGCGACATACCCTGTCGAAAGACACGGGAATAGCACCTGACAGGGTTAAGTACCTGCTGAACAAGTTCGCGAAAATGGGCATGATCACCACCCTGGCAAACAAGAAATTTACACTCTTAACCGTCACCAAATATGACGATTATCAGCAATTTTTTGTGCCAACAGAATGCCAACAAAGTGCCAACGCAAACCCAGTAACCACGCTGCGTACCGGCGAGGTTGTGCCAACAGAATGCCAACAAAGTGCCACAAACAATATATTAAATAATATCTCTTCTACTGACGTAGAAGAGAGTGCATCAGCGTCACCAAAATCCGAACCTAAAAAACAGTCTCTCAGCTGTGAGCAGGTTGTCGAAGTTTATCACCAGGTGTTACCGGAGGCGCAGGGCATCAGGGTCCTTACTGATAAACGCCGCAACCTGATCCGCTCGTTCTGGCAGAAAGCCAACAAAATTACCCGTCAGCTTGATGGTCACAGCTTTACCCTGGCCGACTGGGAGTCTTACCTGAGCTACATCGCCAGTAACTGCCGCTGGATGCTTGAGAATCGCCCTGATCAGCGCACCGGTAAAACCTGGCGCCGCAAGTCGCTGGAATACTTCCTGAACGTCGATGTCTACGCCAAAACGCGCGAGGGGGCCTGTGATGACCTCTGATTTCATGACACCTCCGCACAGCATTGAAGCAGAGCAGAGCGTACTTGGCGGACTCCTGCTGGACGACGACAACAGCGAGCGTACTCAGAAGGTACTTTCGATTCTCAAGCCAGAATCGTTCTACTCGCGTCAGCACCAGGTCATTTTCGCAGAAATGCGCCAGATGTACCGCGACCATAAGCCGGTTGATCTGCTGACCCTGTTTGATGCTCTCGATAGCAAGGGGCTGACGGAAACCGTTGGTGGCTTTGCATACCTGGCTGAAATGTCGAAGAACACGCCAAGCGCGGCGAACATCGTGGCCTATGCAATGCGTGTCCGTGAGACCGCTATGGAACGCTACGGTATCGAGAAAACAACTAAGGCGATCGAATTGCTTTATGCCCGCAACGGCATGACGGCAGAACAGAAATTCGATGCTATTCAGGGGCTGTTCACTGAGATAACCGAGCACGTAAAAACAGGGCGACGGACAGGGCTTCGCACGTTCTATGACGCTGTAACTGACTGGTCGGCGGAATTCGACGAAAGGCTCAAGCCTGATGGTCGTTCCCGCGGATTGTCGACCGGGATCCGATCCCTGGATGAGCTTCTCGGTGTGAAGCGCATTGTGCGCGGCAGCCTGTTTGTTATCGGCGCACGTCCGAAGATGGGTAAAACCACGCTATACACCCAGATGGGTGTTAACTGCGCGACGGTCGAGAACGAGCCAGCCCTTATGTTTTCTCTGGAAATGCCGGAAGGGCAGATGGTGGAGAAAATCACTGCGCAGAAGGGGCGGATCTCGCCAAACCTGTTTTACCCGGATATGACGAAGGAAGACTACGGATATCGCGGCGACTGGAACGGCGATCTGAAGAAAGCTACCGGCGTTATGGGAGCGCTGATTGACACCAATAACCTCCTGATTGATGACACCCCGGGCATTTCACTGGCGCATGTTATGGCTGAGTCACGTCGCATCAAGCGCGAACGCGGCAAGGTCGGAATGATCCTCGTTGACTACCTGACGCTGATGACTGCCGATAAGGCAGAGCGAAATGACCTGGCTTACGGGCTGATCACCAAAGGCCTAAAGACCCTGGCGAAGGAGCTGGATTGCGTCGTGGTTCTCCTGACTCAGCTTAATCGTGAGCTTGAGAAGCGAACCAATAAGCGCCCCTTGCCAAGTGACTCCCGCGACACCGGGCAGATTGAACAGGACTGCGATTACTGGCTGGCCATATACCGGGAGGGCGCCTACGACGAGAACGCAAACCAGAGTGACACAGAGCTCCTCCTGCGCCTTAACCGGCATGGTGAGACAGGTGTTGTCTATTGCGAGCAGCGTCACGGGGCGATTTACGACTGCGATCAGGAGGCTGCCAGTCATCGCCGGCGCGAGAAAGAGGAAAAACCAACCAAGCGGGGTGGATTTTGATGAAAAAGAACTCGGGCAAACAAGCCGTTATTAACTTCATCGGCCAGCATCCTGGCTGCAGCTTTCAGGATATCCGCCGCGGTACCGGTCTTGACTCTTCAGTGGTCAATTCCTCCCTGTGGCAGATGCACCGTGACGGCCAGGTTAAGCGTGAAGGTGAGTGCAGGAGCTACCGGTACACACTGATCGACACGACAGCCGTAACCGAAAGCGATCCGTCTGTTCAGTATCGCCAGCGTCCTGACGGAGTAAACCCAATGACTAACCTGTTTAACCAGTGCCTGGCGGGAGTAAGAAAATGAAAAACGAAATCGAACAGATTGCACAGCAAAACGATATGAGCATTGAATTCGTAACCTGGTTCTTTAACGAGAAGAAGGTGGGGTGCGGAAATGTCTGGTTCATGATGATGGCTGCAATGTGGGAGGGCTGGAAAGGTCGTAGCATCGAAATGGATAAGCTGGCTGCGGAGAATGTGGCGCTCAAATCGGCTGTTGATCATACGATTGAATGGATAGAAAGCACGAACGGCGACCCTTGCGATGTAGTCATTCTTAAAGGCATCAGAACCCCCGCCACCGATCGCATCGTAGCCGAAGCCGAGGCGCGCGGGGTCGAGAAGGGTATCGCTCACCTGGAGAAGAAGTTCAGCAATATCGGCGTGCAGATCATGAATTTGCAGTGGCTGGCAGACTCTCTGCGTGAGGGAGCATCAGAATGAGCAACCGTATCCCTAACTTCGGCTGGAACCGCCTGAAACTGGCAACGCTCACCTATGAGCAACTAGCTCAACTGGAAGAGCAAGTGAAGGCCGAGCATGCCTGCAAAAACGGCATCCACCTCTTCGACAAAGCCGGCCAGCGCAAACTCGATGCCCTTAGCTGGGCCGTATACAACAAGCAGAAGGCGGAGCGTGCCGCATGACAACTGATATCACCGAACTGGCGCAGCGTATGAAGGCTGCAGCAGAAAAAGCGACTCCGGGGCGCTGGGAATACTACCCGGGAAACACGAGCATTGAATATAACGTTGACTCGATGGATGAAGACCAGGGTTCAATCGTTTATGTCGATAGTGGCGACTTCACCCAGGCTCAAACAGACAGGAATGGGGAGTTCATCGCCCTGGCTAACCCTGCCAACATCCTCGCGCTGGTAGAGGCGCTGGAGAAGGCGCAGCAGGTAGACGAACAACTTTGCAAACTCCTGCCTCCCGGCGTTGAGTACATGGACCCACCAGACGGCGGTGATGTTGAGCCGATCGAGCAAGTACGTCGAATGGTTGCTGATTACCGCCAGCGCATCGCCCGGCTGGAGTCACACACCGTGAAGCTGCCAGATGATGCAGAGCACGACATTATGGCTCCTGTCGCCGCGTATTTGTCTGAGAAGTTCAAGTGGGACGGCAGTGCTGCCAGATGGGATGGCCGTAAAGAATACGATGTATTGGCCGACAGAGTTAAATATGCCCTCAGGATGGTTATTCGTCGCGCCGCTGGCATCAAGGTGGAGGCTGAGTGATATGAAAAATTATTTGAGTAATCTGGCGTCAACTCTGCAGGGTATAGCTGGCGTTATTTCAGACGGTGAACGAGTGCAGCATGAATGCCCTGCATATTTAAAATCCGCGCTCCTTGAGGCGTCCCATGCATTAGATGGGCAGTCGGTTCGGGTTCACTATCCGCCTGCAGGCAGGCCCGAAATCATAAACGCCAGAGGAAAACGCAGGCAACTCAGCCTCCGGGAACGGATTGCAATCCGCATCCTCGGCGGCAGAACGGAGATTAGGCCATGACCAAATCAACCATAACCAGAGAAGAAAGCGTTCAGGCCGTATTTGATTTAAAGGTTGGCTATCGGCTTGGGTTTGCCGACTTAGAGATTCTCAAACGAGTGGCCCGCATGGCGCTGGCCGCAATGGACAGCAGCGAGTCGGTTGAACTGCCTCTTGACTACCTGCAGGGACACAAAGAAGGTCTGGAATGGGCCGCCCAACTGGCAGAAGCCAATCACCCTGAGACCGGAGACTGGCTTTACGATGACCCTATCGAGCTGGCAAAAGCTATTCGCAAAGGTCCAGATATGCCGCCAGTGCAGCCGGTAGCGGACAGCGAGCCGGATCGCAATCCTGTGCTGGCGTATGCCGACAGTTATCGTGATATGGCGAAACAAGGCGTCGAGTCAGTCCCAATTTGGAGCGTCATTACCGACCTCGAGCGAAACATTGCTCCACTCTATCGCCACGCGCAGCCAGCGCTGGTAGTGCCGGATGAAATAAAGCACCGCATCGGTGGATTGGATTGGGGATGGGAAGGCGAGTTTAATCGCGGCTGGAACGCCTGCCGCGCCGCCATGCTGCAGGAATTAAAAAAAAGTGCAGGAACTGAAGCGATCTGCAGGAGTGACGAAAATGTGCAGGTGCTGCACACCAAATCTCCGGCGCAATCCGATTGCTGCCCGGCGCAAAACCACGTTTCTCCGGAGCAAAACGGCGACACTCCAGCGCAAAGCCAGGGATGGATTCAGGTAAGCGAGAAGATGCCGCCAAGTCGTCATGAGGTTTTGGTCGGGCGTTGGTGGGGAGAGAAGCCGCGGTGGTGTTGCAAATGGGCAACGTATATCCCTGGCCACCCTGATGCGCAGAGTAGCGGCTGGTTGATCCCCGGCGCGTCATGGACACCAACTCACTGGATGCCGCTGCCAGCAGCGCCGCAGGAGGTGAAAGGTGAGTAACGTACGCGATGAAATCAGAACCTTCGACCTTGACCGATTACGCTCTCTTCGTGAGTTCGTGGGCGACCTTATAGCCAGAAAAGAAGAAGAGCCGCGCAGAACGGTATGGCGTGTCTGCTCTGACGGTATCTGCTACGGCAATTTCAGGGAAGATGAATACCTCAAGGCAGTAGCGTTTCTCGCGGAGAAGGCCGCAGAAATTGATGCGGACCCGACATCGGACAGGCGGGACAGGCGCATGGAGGTTTTATCTCATCGCGTCATCGAGTCTGAATATGAGGGATGGTTTGATGCCTAAATCCCCCGCAGAACGCAAAGCAACAACCCACCATCAGGTGGGTTTTTTGTAGCATGCCTGTAACTGAAGAGCAAAACGTGCTGTCCATGCTAAAAAACAATGCTCTTGCAACCACGTCTAAAACGAAGCCAGAAGCGCTACAAGAGGCGATGATTTGAGGTGTGTCCTGGTACACGTCTATTTTTTGTGTTTTTGAGTGATTTTTAAGGCCATTTTGAGAGTTATAGATTCAACCAAAGGTTGAAGGATTGCTTTTAAGATAATAGACTTCATGGACAACGGGATAGCTAGTCCCTTCAATCAAGATTCTTTTCAGCGGGCTGGTATAGAAAATGACTCAAGAAAAAGTTGGTAAAAAGGAACCTCAACTGGTTTTAGAGTCTCCTGATTTTCATGAGTTTTATGCTGAGTTGTCAGGAATAACTGGCTACAACACACCGGCAGGTTCTTTCATACATATCGCATTTATGTCTCCTTCAGTTACTAACTACAGGGGGGCGATGGGTGAGCCTAGCTCTTCAGAGGTTGTCATGAAGAAGGTCGGTGCTGTTACCCTGCCATCTGCGATGGCTGAAGCTCTTCATTTGGCTCTTGGACAAGCATTAAAGCAGCATAATAGCGTTACTAAGGGGGAATGATGATTACTACAATCGATAATTATATACATTCTCACTACCAAGCTGAGCCAAACGTAGGTAGTACGATTTTTAGTGATTTAGGTAAAGTTTTCGTTGGCGTAACTTCCAGCATGAGATTGGGAGTGACCCAACCTGTTCTTCAGGAGAGAGAGTGTAGCGTTGTTTGTGTTACATCTCGCTCTACCTCTAATACATATTCAAACAACATAGAGGTTGGTATCGTACAGATATCTTCTGCCGAAGAATTTTGGTCTGGTCTTTATCAAGTCATCCAAGGGCGCGGCAAACGAAAAGCAAGAGACTTCACAATTGATCCTCGCATGAGTCTTGCGGATCTGAAGGCGGCTATCAGAAATCGGTAGGCTAATTCACATGGCTATAAAAGGGACGTTGTCTGAAAGTTTTTTAGATGGTCAAAATGATTGCGCATTCGCCATTGATTGGGAATTTTTAACTGAAGAAGAACAAGATCTTATCTTGAACTTTTTGCTTGAAATATCCCATAAAGAACACGTTATCGGTAAAAATAAAGAATCATGGCTTACAGATGAACGTGACAAAATCCCGCTTACCGATGGCTACGAAGAAGAGTCATATTGGCATTATCATTGCGGTCCATCTTGGCAGCACAATACTTTTAAAAACTGGACTAGGTGTCTTGTCTTTAATCCAGGAGGCAAATCCTCATCGGAATGCATACATTACTACCCAGTGGCTGAGGATGAGATAATTGTGGTAGGATTTTCTAGAAACCACATACCTTTTATACCTTCTGATGTATTAGATAATCCATTTTTTAACTAACCCGCCGGTCGGCGGGTTTTTGCTTTCTGTAATCACCAAATCACAGCCCTTACTTCGGCTGGTTTTTCTCGTATATGCTCATTTTGCATTTATCCCCGGGAAGGGCGATAATTACCTCGTCAGCCTGAGCAACTGACACGATTATCCGGCGCCAAGTGGGGACACATGGCGCAAACACTGCAATTTGAGAAGAGTTATCAAAACGTACTGATTCCTGCAGAGCCGGGAACCAGCGAATACCTGCAACTTATCCCGGTAGGGCAACTGCTTTGCGGAGAGTTCCGCAAGCCCCGGAATTACGCATTCCACAAGAAGTTCTTCAAACTTCTGACTCTCGGGTATCACTACTGGACGCCTTCCGGTGGACTCATTGAGCCCGCTGAGCGCACCCTCATATCCGGGTTTATCGACTTCCTTTCATCCGACCTCGATCAGCGCGCTGCGCTCCAGAACGCCTCCGAGATGTATCTCTCATCGGTCGGTATCTCCCGTTCCCGCGATATGGCGCTGCTGAAACACTTCGAATCCTTCCGCGAGTGGGCAACCATTCAGGCTGGCTTTTACGACGAATACCAGATGCCTGACGGCAGCCGTCGTCGTGTCGCAAAGTCGATCTCCTTCGCCAGCATGGACGACAGCCAGTTTAACGGCGTCTACAAATCAGTGCTGAATGTGCTCTGGAACTACATTCTGCGTCGCAAGTTCCACTCGCCAGCTGAGGCTGAAAACGCCGCCAGTCAGCTGCTGAGCTTTGCGGGGTGATGGCTATGCAATGTCTTCTCGCCAAAGTAATGGAGCGCGGCATCTTCCGCGTGCCGGCGCGCCGCAAGCGCAAGGTCGAAGTTAAGCCTTCCGACATACCGACCCTGAAAGACTATACCGCCCGCCTGGTCGATAAGAAGTGGCTACGCCTGAGAGCAAGGAGGCCACATGCGTAAACCAGCACGCCGTAAATGCGCCCACTGCCGCGAATGGTTCCATCCTGCCCGGGAGGGGCAGGTGGTATGCAGTTTTGAATGCGCCAGCGCAATCGGCAAAAAACAGACAGCAAAAGCCCGGGAAGCGGCGAAGGCCAGGGCGGTGAAGCGCCAGCGTGAATCCGAGAAGGAGGGGCGTCAGCGCCGTAAAGCAAGATTGGCTGAGATCAGACCTAACGGTTACTACAAAGCCCAGGCTCAGAAGGCATTCAACGCCTACATCCGCGCTCGTGATGCTGCTTTGCCATGCATCAGTTGCGGCGAGACCAACCCGCCTGATCTGCATGGCGGCCAGTGGGACTGCGGCCACTTCAAAACGGTCGGCGCTTACCCTGAGTTGCGTTTTGAAGAGCGCAACGCTCATAAGCAGTGCAAATCGTGCAATGCCGGGGCCGGTAAGTACACAGCCAAAGAGGCGACGGTTGCTCAGCAATATGAAGCTGGCCTGGTTGCTCGTTATGGACAGGAGTATGTCGACTGGCTTAACGGACCCCATGAAATGACCAACTACCGCCGGGAAGACTTTATTCGTATCCGCGATGAGTACCGCGCCAAGCTCAAAGCACTGAAACAGCGGGAGGCCGCATGAACCACGACGTTATCGAACGCATCCGCGACCGTTGGCAAAAGCTCCGCCTCTTGCGTAGCCGCGGCACCGTACTGGTTGACTACAAAATATTACGCAATTTCGTCCGTATCTATAAGCGCCTGGGAGAGACAGCATGAAACTGGAATTAACCAACGAACAGCACCAGTGGATAGATCAGTGGCTCCAGCTTTGGGGCGCATGGTGCCAGACAGGGAAGATAGACAAGGCGATGATAAATATGATTGCCAAATTCATGGCCACGGTTGAACCGCAAGCACCATCAAGGCCTGTATGCAGCGATGATGATGGGTTGCTGATTGATGCCGTAATCCGACATTACCTGAAAAACGTAGATGAGAACGCATGGAAGGTGATTTTTGCCTATTACGTCTGCAACTCAAGCGAGATAAGGATCGCCTCATGGCAGCATGCTGTGAGCAAGCCTCGCCTGATGAAGACGCGCGCCGGAAACCAGTATAAGCACCCGAGCATTTCAACCATCCGCCGGGAAGTTAAGCAGATTATCAACGCGGCGCTCTTCTGCCTGTACCAGCCGCTGCAAAATGCGTTTAACGATCGCGAAAGCGTGAGGAAAATTGCAAAAAATAGTCATAACGTGCTTGCATTTCAATGAACAAATGAGCAATATATTTAGTGTAGGTTGCCGTATTTGCGTTTGACCTATCAGAACACCGAGCCTCGCCATCGTGCGGGGCTTTTTTATGCCTGTGAGCCGGTCAGGGCTCTTGGGTAGAGACGTGCCGCACGACACGTTAAAGCCCTACACGCGCAGAGCCCTGAACCAGATTGAAGTTACTAAGCAATAAGAAAACTGCATGTCATCATTTGCTTATATCTTATTGACCAGAAAATTAACATGTTGTTAATCTATTCGTGTGGTGAATCCCCCTATGCGGAGGGGCGACCAGTCACTTACAGTGATCTGTAAATGCAGCGCGGGCCATGTCGACTGGGACATGCTCACCGGGAGGCACCCGGCACCATAATGCAATGCTACATAAGCTATTTGGTAGTGGGGTTGCCGTTTCGGCTTCTCCAACTATGTTTAAAAGGTAGTAACGGAAAACGAGCGCTCTCCTGGTAAATCGGTAGCTCGGACTATTAGGTGCGCCTCGAACCGTTGAAGAATCAGTATTGCCTACCTTCTGCCCGCCCCTCTGAGCGGGCTTTTTTTCGCCTGATTAAGGCATTGCTACAAACCATAAGACATTAAAGGGCTGCGCTTTAGCGTGGCCTTTTTTTATTTTCAGGGTCGCGGGAATCACCCTCGACGCTTTGTTGGTAAATCAGCCCGACGGCCCTGAACCTTTTACTGACTACAGATAGCACCCCGAACATTATCGGAGGTGAGAGATGCAACGTATGAACCCAACCGATGGTCACAATCTGCCTTACTGGTGGTCAGCCTTGCTTGGTATCTTTTCCGTCCTGAGTCTGCAGGATTATGTCTTCATCATTGGCGCCCTGATCTCTGCCTTCTTCACAATCAAGACTTATTACGCAAAGCGCAAGGAAGAGCGAGAGCGACTTGATGAAGAGAAAAAGCGCACGCAGCTGTTGGCCAGTTATCTGGCTGATGTCTCCACAAAGCCTGGAGGTGACCGTCCGGCTTCAGCCGAAGTGGTTACCGAGGCTTTGAAGCGGATCGCAAGTGATACACAGGGGTGAACATGACGCCATCAATGAGGAAAAAACTGATTGGTGTGATCGCCGGCGGTGGTGGCGCCATAGCCATTGCTTCCGTCATGCTTGGTAATGCTGACGGCCTGGAAGGAAGGCGTTATTACGCCTATCAGGATGTTGTCGGCGTCTGGACTGTTTGTGATGGTCACACTGGCACCGATATTCGCCACGGCCATCGTTATACCGACAGGGAATGCGACAGCCTGCTGAAGGCAGATCTGCAGAAGGTGGCAAGCGCCATTGACCCGCTCATCAAAGTCCGCATTCCTGATCCTACCCGCGCCGCGCTTTACTCATTCACTTATAACGTTGGCTCTGGCGCCTTCGCCAGTTCCACGCTACTGAAGAAACTGAATGCTGGAGACGTCCCTGGCGCCTGCAAGGAACTGCAGCGCTGGACGTATGCCGGTGGCAAGCAGTGGAAGGGACTGATCACCAGGCGAGAGATTGAGCGTGAAGTCTGCGAGTGGGGCCAGAAATGAGCCGCTTAGCCGTCATTATCAGCGCTGTAGTCATCCTGCTGCTTACCTGCATTTTCTCATGGCGGTCTGGCTGGAATTCTCACGCTGACCATGTCAATGCCCTCGCGGCGAAGAAAAAAGAGAAAGCCGAAAAGACTATCCAGCCAGTTGAGCAAAAGGCCGCTGCCGCTACAGAAGAGGGCAAGGTCATCTACCGAACCATAACCCGCGACGTGGTGAAATATGTCCAGTCTCCGAATCGTACTGTGTGCCGGTTTGACGATGATGCTGTGCAGCTGCGCCAGCGAGCTATCGACGCTGCCAACGCCATCCCCGGATTTGATGAGCCCTCCGTGCAAAGCAAGTGACGCAGGGAAGGACACCGACGAAGACCTGCAGTCAGACGTCGAAACCGCTCAATGCCTGCGCCAACTGCGGTTAGATAAATACCGTTGGCAGGCCTACTACCGTGCAGTGAGTCAGTAGCGGGGCTACATTGCCGTTCCTGCATGGCAAGGTCGGCGTGATAAAAAACCCCGAAGAGGATATCCAAAAGTAAACGGGGCGCTGAATGAACAGCCAATGACTAAACAATACATCGTGTATCTAAATATGTTTAATCATTTCGCAACCCGGACCATATTGCGGAGGAGTACACCTGTGTTTTGGCGTAGGACTGCTATCAGCGCTGGGGCAGTACAACCGGGATAAGGCTGATATCAGACAGGCGGAAACAAAACGTCAGTAGGGCATTACAGAGCCACTTCAAGAGGTGGCTCGATAATGTCACAACGAGGTAAGCCATATGTGCACCACTGGAATCCTAATGGCGGAAATTACGTTTCGCCCATACATGAAGCCGCTGCTTATCCTTTCAGTGCTTTTGCGCTGGGGCTGGCTCACTAAGAAGTGTATCCGGATTGTCCCTGTAATTGGCAAGCAGGCATAATTATAAAGTTCTGCAAATGGTGCATTAAAAGCGCCATTGACAGAGTTTTATGTAAGTTTGTTGATGTCTCGGTGTCGAAATTACCGAGCAAGTATCTTCGGTGCCTAGAGGATTGTTCTGCATGACTGAAAATGACAATCGCAGACCATACCCTCCCGTCAACTTCACTGGCGAAAACTGGCTGCCTTATACCCGGCTGATCCCTGCTGCCGAAATCGGCGAATGGGTAAATCAGAACATCCTCTCCGAAGAGGGCCGAATCCATAACCCGGACCATACGCACTTGGTCGACGCTGATGTGGCGTTCATGTGGGCTTCTGGCTCATTCGCCAAAAGCGGCCGCATTGTGCTTGGTCAGTGTGAGCAGGTAATGATGCGCGCCGGCGGCTGGCAGAAAGCCCGAATGGAGCAACAGATGCATGAATGGTTCGGTCGCATACCGAAGTTCATCATCACCCTGGCTGCTGACTACTGCGAGCAATGTAACGATCTGGAGTTCTGCGCACTGGTAGAGCATGAGCTTTATCACATCGCCCAGGCTACCGATGACTATGGCGCGCCGAAATTCAACAAAGAGACCGGTATGCCGGTGCTCAAACTTCGCGGCCATGACGTCGAGGAATTCGTCGGAGTGGTCCGGCGTTACGGCGCCAGCAAAGACGTGCAGGAAATGGTGGATGCGGCGAACAGGCCGGCGGAGGTTGCTCATATCGATGTTGCCAGGGCGTGTGGGACGTGCATGCTGAAACTGGCATAGGCTTTATTAGGATTGTCATGGAGGTAACCGATGGCAGCATTATCGACAGAGGTTAAAGCCTTCATCGTTCAGTCGCTGGCCTGTTTCGAAAGCCCGACAAAAGTCATTGAGCTTGTAAAGGCTGAATATGGCATCGATGTCTCACGGCAGCAGGTGTCGCAATATACGCCCGGCAATGCAATGGCGGCCAAGTTGAGCCAGAAGTGGATTGACCTGTTCAGCGCCACTCGCAAACGATTCCAGAATGAGATCGCCGACATCCCGATCGCAAATAAAGCGTATCGGTTGCGCGTTCTCGACCGAATGGCAACCAATGCTGAAAAGATGAAGAACTACGGCATGACCTCGCAGCTTATCGAGCAGGCCGCCAAAGAAATGGGTGACGCCTACACCAATAAGCACAAGTTTGAACATTCCGGCCCAAATGGTGGCGCCATTCAGACGATCACCATGAGCAAAGAGGAATACAAGTCCGCACGGCAGGAGATGATGGAGGATGACGACTGCTGAGCAAAAGGCGTTTGCCAGAAAGGTGGAATGTGAGGAGGACGGGCTTTACTACGCTCGCTATTTCTTCAAGCAGCGCACCGGCGGCAAGATGATTGTTGCACCTCACCACAAGGTTATTCAGCAGACGCTGGACCGCGTTATCGATGGTGAGATTACGCGCCTGGTCATCAACGTACCGCCTGGCTACACGAAAACGGAACTGGCGACCATCAATATGATGGGGCGCGGGCTGGCGCTGAACTGTCGGGCCCGCTTTATGCACCTGTCCTATTCGCATAACCTGGCGTTACTTAACTCCTCCACCGCGCGCGGCATGATTAAGTCGCAGGCATACCAGTCCATGTGGCCTATGGCGCTGCGCGATGACGCAGACAGCAAGGCGATGTGGTGGACCGAGCACGGCGGCGGCGTTTACGCATCTTCATCAGCTGGGCAGGTTACCGGGTTCCGCGCAGGACACATGGAACCGGGCTGGCAGGGCGCGCTGATTATCGATGATCCAGTTAAGCCGGATGATGCTTATTCAGATACCGTTCGTAACGGAGTAAACAACCGCTTTAACGAGACTATCAAATCACGACTGGCGATCGAGGCGACGCCGATGATTGTCATCATGCAGAGAATCCACTACCACGATCTGAGCGGCTATCTACTGCGTGGCGGGAGTGGTGAGAAATGGCATCACCTGAATCTGCCGGTGATTATCGACAATAGTCAGCCATACGCTGCGCAGTACCCAGAAAACACACACGCTATACCGATTGACCACGGCCTGCCTGATGGCTGGCTCTGGCCTTTCAAACATAACGAATCGCACCGCGTATCGCTGTTTTCTCACCGGCGCACTGCCGAAGCCCAGTATATGCAGAAGCCTCGAAGATTTAATGCTGAGGGAGCGCTGTGGACAGAGGTGATGATCAGCGCAGCACGTGATCTGCAAATTCATCACGACAAGGTACGCACTGTCGTTGCGATTGACCCGCAGGCAACCAACAGCGACGAAAGCGACGAGTCGGGAATCGTGGTTGCTAGTGCATACGGTGCGAGTGATAAGAAGCAGTACACCGTTGACGGCGATTACAGTGGAAAATTCTCCCCTGCAGGCTGGGCCAAAAAGGCAATGTGGGCATATGAGGAACACGGCGCTGATGCGATCATTATCGAGACCAACCAGGGCGGCGATATGGCGGAAGAAACGCTGCGTAACGCCGGGTTTAAGGGGCGCATCATTCGCGTGCATGCCAGTAAAGGAAAGTATGCGCGCGCGGAGCCGATATCGGCGCTCTACGAACAGGGGCGTGTGGCACACCAAGGCAACCTTTACGCGCTGGAAAATCAGCTGATGGAGTATGTGCCAGCAACTGCCAAGAAGTCGCCTGACCGTCTCGACGCGATGGTATACGCACTTACTGAGCTCGGAGGCGCGCAGCCAATGGGCATGATGATTCCTAAGCGCCTACAAGGTCGATAGCTTGAACATAAAAATCCACAGGTTATATTGAATATCCCTCATAACTGAGAAGGATAACGATATGATTTCTGGGCTTCATCATTTCGATGCTTGGCTTGAGAGAAACACCTGGTATAAATCTCATCCCAGTGAGGCAAGGCTATTCTACCTAGCGTTAGAAAAGGTAATTGCAGAAAACCCTGGAGTTCTGATACACCAGCAGTATGTGAGGGATTACATTTTGACTAAAAAAGTCTCAACGTTAGCGGATGGCACTCTCATACCTACTGCTCAGAAATATGGGCTGTTAGCTGAAAATATTTCCGATTACTTGCTTAATACACAGTAAATTCAAAGTTCACGAAAAGGTCGCTACGGCGGCCTTTTTTATTGCCTAAATCCCACGAACGGACAAACCATGACTGACAAATTAACTCTCGCCGTCAACCATGCGTTGAACGATGCGCGGATGGCGCGTGCCCGTATGGGACTGATGGCACCGACGATGGGGCTGGACAATAAGCGCCATTCAGCATGGTGCGAGTATGGCTTCCCTGAGCAGGTCAGCTACGAAAACCTCTACGCGCTATATCGGCGCGGTGGTATCGCTCACGGTGCTGTTGAGAAGTTAGTGGGCAAGTGCTGGCAGACGAACCCGGAACTTATTGAGGGTGACGACGCCGACGAGAGCAAGGACGAAACCCCTTGGGAGAAGAACGCTAAAAAGGTTTTCACTAAACGACTCTGGCGCGCTTTTGCGGAAGCAGACCGCCGCCGTTTGGTAGGTCGCTATGCTGGAATCATGCTTCACATCAACGATTCCAGGAAATGGGATCAGCCGGTTGTTAGTGGGAAGTCACTCAAAAAGGTAACGATCGCATGGGCTGGTTCGTTAACTGTCAGTCAGTGGGTCACTGACGAGAATTCGGCAGAATACGGGCAGCCAAAGCAGTGGAAATACGTTGAGAGCCTGCCAAATGGCGGGACAAACCAGCGCTTCGTACATCCCGATCGCGTCTTCATCCTTGGTGACTATTCTAATGATGCTATTGGCTTCCTTGAGCCTGGCTATAACGCCTGCGTCAGCCTTGAGAAGGTCGAGGGTGGTTCTGGTGAGTCATTCCTAAAGAACGCCGCGCGGCAGCTTAATGTCAACTTTGAGAAGGAAATCGACTTCAACAATCTCGCGTCACTTTATGGCGTGAGCATTGACGAGTTGCAGGATAAGTTTAACGAAGTTGCCGGGGAAATGAATCGTGGTAACGATGTTCTGATGACAACCCAAGGGGCTACAGTCGCACCACTGGTCACAGCTGTAGCGGATCCGTCAGCGACCTATAACGTCAACCTGCAAACCTTCGCTGCATCTGTTGATATCCCTGTGAAAGTTCTGGTTGGGATGCAGACGGGTGAAAGGGCAAGCACCGAGGATCAGAAATATTTCAACGCGCGCTGTCAGTCACGCCGCGGCGACCTGTCATTCGAAATTGAAGACTTCAGTGACAAGCTCATCGAGCTGAAAATTATTGATGCTGTCAGCGAGAAGACGGTGATCTGGGATGACCTTAACGAGCAGACTGGCACTGAGAAACTCGCCAATGCCAAAACCATGGCAGAAATTAACCAGACGTCCCAGGGCAGCGGAGAGAATCCGGCATTCAGTCGCGAAGAGATTCGTACGGCAGCGGGTTATGAAAACGTTGATGAATTTCCATTAGGAGAAGAGGATGGCAACGAAGAAGACGAAGCCACCGATTCTACCGCGTAACTATCAGGACCCGACCGGAGCTGATGCGCTGGAACGCCGAGCGATGAAAGACTTCGCCAGGCGGATGAATAAGATTGGCAAAGCGTACAAAGCAGCACTCGACAAAATACCATCCTCTCTCGCAATAAACGCCAGATACGAATACCAGCTAAACCCAACCCTACTCTCCATCATCCTGAATGATGCCAGTTATCTAGTTGATCAGGTGCTTCTGGATGGTAACGAGTACGACCTGTGGTTTTATGAGTATGTCGATTTGGCGTCAGAGAAAGGCACTGGACAGTCATTCTACAACCTCAGCCAGCAGTCGCCGGTGTACGCCGCCGGACGTGAGTCCCTGGCATCCATCCTTGCAAGCGACCCATACCAGCAACGAATGGCGTTGGTGCATGCCCGTGTTTTTGAGGAAATGAAGGGGCTTACTGCTGACGTTAAGCGCGACATGGCGCGAGTGCTGACTGATGGCGTAGGACGTGGGCTTAATCCCCGTGATATTGCCCGCAACCTCACAGATCAGACCGGCATCGAGAAGCGCCGGGCGAACCGTATAGCCCGCACCGAAGTCACTACCGCGCTACGACGGGCTAAATGGGATGAAGACCAGGAGGCGAGCGACCTCTACGGACTTAAAACGCTTCTTGTTCACATCTCAGCGCTGTCACCGACAACCAGACATTCCCATGCAGTGCGTCACGCACACCTCTACACCAATGAAGAGGTCCGTGACTGGTACAGCAAGGATGCCAACAGCATTAACTGCAAGTGTACTCAGCAGTCAGTGTTAGTCGATGAAGAGGGCAAGCCGATTTATCCGGACACCATCACCAAACTTAAACAGGAATACAAAACGATGCAGGCGCGCGGTTACGCCTGGGCGGAGAAATAACTATGCCTATGCAGGTCAATATCACCACCAAGGTGAACAGCCAGTCTATCCGGCGCGAAACATACAACGGTCGTGAGCATCTGGTGCTGCCGAGTTACACGCTGCCGGCCAATGTCGTCATGAATGGCGGTCTGTACACGCAGGAAGAAATCGACGCCCATTATCAGGGGCTTGAAGGCACCCTGGCGCCGCTGGGGCATCCGCAAGTTAACGGACAGTTTGTATCTGCCTTCTCACCGGAGGGTATCAATGCCGGCCATATTGGTGCGTGGAACCGCAATGTTAAGAAGTCCGGTAACCGTATCTATCTCGAAAAGTGGGTAGATGTGGCACGCGCTAGCGAGTCGGAAGGCGGTAAAGAATTGCTTGAGCGTGTCGCGGCTATCGAGCGCGGTGAAGACGTCCCACCCATTCACACCAGTGTGGCGGCATTCCTCGACCAGCTTGAACCAAATGAGCAGCAGCGCGCAACAGGCGCTGATTGGGTGGCAAAAATCCACAGCATGGACCATGACGCGATTCTCCTGCATGAGGTCGGAGCGGCCACCCCAGAGCAAGGTGTTGGCCTGATGGTTAACGCTGACATGGCGAAGCCGTTAAAGGCCAATTCTGGCGCGCTGATAGGAGAATCTTACCGGGAGCGCGAGCAGCGCCTCGATAGAGCTGCCAAAGCTAAGTTTGCGGCCGGCCAGGACGAATACGCCTGGGTGGCTGACTTCACTGACTCGCAAGCGGTAATCATCCGTAACGGCGGCAATGCTGAGGTGTTTGGCTACAAGTCAGAAGGCGGGATTATCACCTTCGACGATACCGGTACCGCAGTTGCACGACAGGAGTCGTGGGTGGCTGTCGTCACTAACAAACTCAAAGCTCTATTCACACCGCAGGAACAGCCTGCACTAAACCAAAAAACGGAGGGCGACATGCCTTTAACCAAAGAAGAACTGGAACAAATCGGCAGCATGATCGGCCAGGCTGTTGCGACTAATACCGATGCGGCTATTAAGCCTCTTGTAGAAAAGGTTGATGCGCTGCAGGCCAATCAGCAGAAACTGGCAGAAACCCTGACCGCCAACTCCCGCGCTGAAGAAAAAACCAAGCGTGAAGCAGTTGCGAAAGTCCACGGCGATATCGTCGCCAATGCGCTGTCTGGAGAAGCGCTGGATGCGATGTTTAAAACTATCGGTGAAGCCGCTCCGTTGGGAACCAACAATGCTCAGCAGCCGAAAGAAACTGGCGCGCCTGCCGCATCTGAATACTTTAAATAAGGAGCCGGAATAATGGCACGTTATCGTCGCGTTAATATCGACGGTCTGTCTCTTTACAAGACCGAAACCCGCACCACGGCTGCCGATCTTCTTCCAGGCACCGCGGCCACCATCAACTCCTCTGATGAATTTGCTCAGGCAACCGCACTAACTGGCCGCCTGTACATTATCGATGTCGGCTACCACCAGGGACTGACTATCACCGAAGCAATTCCTGCCGGTGATTCCGCGGTCGGCAACTATGTCGAAGAGGGACGTGAGCTGGCGTTACGCTGCCTGCCTGGTGCGTATAAGAAAGACAGCCCTATCAAACTTGGGACGGCTGGTCAGTTTACCCTGGCAACCGATGACACTGATTCAGTGATCGGATACAGCCAGGATGAATACACCATCGCGGCCAGCACTACCGATTTCATTCGCGTGCGCATGCGCGTTGGCACTGTCGCCGCAGCTGGCGCGTAACAAAAGGACAAACGCATATGTACTTTTCTAAAGAGACACTGGCGACTAATGCTCGCCTTGGCGCTCACTGGAATGAGTTGTGGGCTAACCGCAACATGTGGAACGCGCAACATGACGCTATGATTGCTGTCAACCGCGCGCACATGACGCCAGAAATGTTGGCATGTAACGCTGTTGGAGGTTTTTCTCGTGATTTCTGGGCTGAGATTGATAACCAGATCCTGCAGCTACGCGATCAGGAAGATGGTATGGAAATCATCAATGACCTGATGGGCGTCCAGACCGTACTTTCAGTTGGCAAGACGGCGAAGCTATATAACGTAGTAGGCGATATTGCTGATGATGTTTCTGTGAGCATCGACGGTCAGGCTCCGTTCTCCTTTGACCACACCGACTATGCTAGTGATGGCGACCCTATTCCGGTGTTTACCGCCGGCTATGGGGTTAACTGGCGTCACGCAGCAGGTCTTAATTCGGTTGGTGTAGATCTGGTGCTCGACTCGCAAATGGCGAAACTCAAAAAAGTAAACAAGCGCCGTGTTGCTTATTACCTTTCAGGTGATGCCAATATTCAGGTGCAGGGTTATCCTGCCCAGGGTATGAAAAACCACCGCAACACCAAGAAAATTAACCTTGGCTCTGGCGCAGGTGGCGTAAACATCGATCTGACTACCGCCACTACTGAGCAGATCATTGAGTTCTTCGGAAAGGGCGCTTTCGGAACAACGGCACGTGCCAACAAGGTTTCTTCCTATGACGTAATGTGGGTATCTGATGAGATCTGGGCTAACTTGGCAAAACCGTACGTAGTGAACGGTGTGATTAGTGGCAATGTTCTGCAGGCGGTTCTGCCGTTCGCGCCAGTTAAAGAAATCCGCCCAACGTTCGCTCTGTCCGGTAATGAGTTCATTGCTTACGTCCGCCGTCGCGATGTGATTTCTCCGCTTGTTGGTATGGCTCAGGGCGTTATTGCACTACCTCGCCCGCTGCCAAACGTTAACTACAACTTCCAGATCATGTCTGCTGAAGGTCTGCAAATCACTGCAGACGGTCAGGGCCTGTCTGGCGTTGTCTACGGCGCGAACCTGGCGTAAGGAAACAGCATGGCTAAATACGAAGTGGTGCGCCCGTGGAATGGCGTAGCGCTGGGGCAGGTTGTTGAACTTGAAAATCTTCATCCGGCCCTGAAGTCAAACGTTCGTCTCATGCGCGGCGAAGCAGGTGGGGAACTCTCTCCGGCAACACCAGAAGCAGGCACTGATACAAAATCTCGAAAAGAGATTATTCAGGCCCGCCTGACGGAATTAGGCATCGAGTTTAAAGGAAACCTGGGGGCTGAAAAGCTTGGTGAGCTGTTGCCGGATGGCGAACTTGAAAAGCTTTTCCCTGCTGAATAACAGCCGCCGCTAAGGCGGTTTTTTTATGCCCTGTGAAAACAGGGCTTCATTCTCACGGAGCCGATAATGGTAACTCTCGACCAAGCGAAGGAGTATCTGGAAGGTCAGGGGATTGCCATCCCTGACTTTGTACTCCAGGCGTTCGTTGATGAGGCGAACAGCATTCAGGACTGCCTTGATGCACATTACCCGACATCGACAGCCTTGCTTATTCAGCTCTACCTCCTAGCGCTGATGGGGCTCGGGAGTGGGGATAAATACATTTCCAGCCAGACGGCGCCAAGCGGAGCATCCCGCTCATTCCGTTATCAGTCATTTTCAGACAGATGGAAGGCATCCGTAAACCTGCTGCGCAGTCTGGATAAATACGGATGCGCCAGCGCTCTGATTCCTGCAGACCCTACCGCCTCGCCGGCATTCGCTGGGATCTGGATAGGTCGAGGCGGTTGCATGTGCGGGAGTAAGTGATGGCCTGGATTTCAGTTCAGCAACGGCTGCCGCGGACGTTTACCCGGGTGTGGGTGATCACCGATACCGGCCAACAAACGACGGCGTACGTGAAAAGCGACGGTGAGTGGTTCATCAACTGCGACCGAATACGCGCCACAGGCGCCGCTGTGCTGCGATGGAGGGATGACTGATGTCTTCGGTAGCTAATTGGTCATACACCGCGACGGCGACAATCTGGCGGCGCATACGCGATGCTGACGGTAGTGATACCGACGGCGGAGGTCAGCCGTACGGGTGGGAAGCGCCGATCGCTATCCTCTGCGACTACCAGGGTGGTCTCTCTGCAAAAATCGGTGACCTCGGCCGGGAAATCGTGGTTAAAAACACGATATGGAGTGAATACGCTGAGGCGCGGGATGGTGACTATATCCTCATTGGTGCATCTGCAGCCGCAGCCCCTCCAGATGATGCCGACGAGATACGGCAGGTAATCCGCTACGCCGACACGTTCGAGCGACTGGCAGATGACTATGCGATTTTGACAGGAGTCTGATTATGGGCGCTAAAGTTCGCGGCATCCGCCAGGCGAAGGCCAACCTCGATCGCATCATCAAAGACGTCCAGGGGCGTAAAGTCGTGCGAGCAATCCAGTCTGCGATGCTTATTGGCAGTGCGCAGGCTGCGCTTTACACCCCGATCGATACGTCGACGCTTATCAACAGCCAGTTCCGCGAAATCATGGCTAACGGCACCAGGGTAACCGGGCGCGTTGGTTATTCGGCCAACTACGCGGTTTATGTTCACGACCCGGCAGTGAAACAGAACTTCACGCTAGCAACGGCCCGTAAGGAGTTCTTAACGAAGGGCTTCGAAGATACCCGCAGCCAGATTGACGCGGTGGTGAAGAAGGAGCTTTCGCTATGACCCCTCCGATGTATATGCGCCTCAAAGACCTGTTTGTGGCTGAGGGGCTTACCGCGGGGTTTAAGGTCCAGTGGCGGCAATGGCGTGACACCGGGAAAGATACCGATCAGTTCATCGTGTTCCGGTCTTCCGGCGGTACCGATATCACCTTTGACCTCGGCGGCGACTGGTATGTGATGGTAGATGTGATCTCCTCGAAGGCCAATCCCGATGCTGCTGACGCCGCGGTAAACGCCATTGTCGAGTATATCAGCGCGCAATCCGGCGCCGATGATTGCGTTGGCGCGCTGCGGCTTGTCGGTAATGTCCCGGCGCCGATCCCCACCGAAGAGGGCCGATTAGTAACCCGGCTGCTCGTATCCTGCACTTACGGGGAGTAAACATGATTTATCCCTTCGATGCATCCTATGCACAGAAAGTGCTGAGAATTCATTACGAATATGCGGATGTTATTGCTCGCAAGAGAGAAAGGCTCGCTGCAAGAACAGCAGGGCTTATTGCTCACGACCGAATACTCGCAATGGCGGAAAAAGACACTGCTAATGCAGCACATCGCAGAGAGCTTTCTTCAGACGCTTTGCGGATTGAGGCCAGAGCGGCTTAACCCGCCAGAATCACCCATCAGGCTGCCATATGGCGGCCTTTTTTAATTGAGAGGCATACATGCAAGGCTGCACTAATGACACCGGCAAGCTGATTGGTAAGGTGGCCGTGCTCCGCATGGCTTTTGGCTGTGCTGATACGGTTCCTGCGCTTTCCGAATGGAAGCGACTCGGCGCCATGACCACCAAGGGCTTCGACTACTCCATGAATACCGTCACCTCTGAGGCTGACGATACCAAGGGGCTGGTTGAGAACCTGGTCAACAATATGGACTTCACCATCTCAGGAGAAGGTGAGTTCCGCAAGAAAGACAAGACGACGGAAGTCGGCGCTATTGCCATCTCGAAATATATTTTCGATGAAGTGCAGGCCGGCCGTCAGCCGACAGTATGGGTCCGCTTCGACTTCACTGGTGAAGACGCTGGCACTTATATCATGGGCTACTTCAACACCACCTCCTGGTCTGGTGATTTCGGCACCTCGGATATTTCCACCTTCTCCGGAGAGTGGAAAGTAGCTGATGCAGACACCGTGGTATTTGAGGTCGCTCCGCCGGCGCTGGCGTTCACCACCAACCTGCCGACGACCAAGAGCGTGGCAGCCGGATCGGCTCTGAATATGTCGGTAGTGGTTGAGGGTGGCACAGCGCCTTACACCTACGTCTGGAAGAAAGATGGCACGGTTGTCAGCGGGCAAACAACGGCGACCTTCAACAAGGCCAGCGCTGCTTCCGGTGATGCCGGGGTTTATACCTGTGAAGTCGCCGACTCCTCCGCGACGCCAGTCAAGATCACGTCTGCATCCTGTGCGGTCACTATCAGTTAACCACCAGGCTATTTCGTGAATAGTACAAAGGGCGTTTATGCGCCCTTGATACTGTTTATGGAGCGACTATGACCCCGATTAAAGAATTAGGCGAATGCGTTATCGGTACCGGTGACCGGGAATTCTTTTTCCGTCCGTCTTTTCGCAACATGGCGCGAATCGGTGAGCCAGAGGAAATTGTCCAGGCGTTCTATGACCTGTGCAATGACGAGACGACACCATTCGCACAGCGCGCAGCCGAGGCTTATATCAGCGATGAGTACAGCCGCCTTCCTGATTGCGTCCTGCGGTTTATGCAAAGCGGCCTCCTGTCACGCAAAGCGGTCATGGCCGCGCATACGGTACTGACAGCCTGCTGTGACGACGATATCGGCGATCTGGTTGGCTGGATGAAGCCGGGGAAATCACGCAAGCGTGGCTTCGTCTGGCGCCCGGGCAGCATGCCGCCGGAAAGTATGGTCATCGTCGCGCAAAACCTGATGATGCACGGCATCATCGGCAAAGCGAAGGTGCGCAAGCTGCAGCGTTACGAAACGAATGAGACAACAGCAGAATTCCGCGCAGCCGACTACATCATGGCGGCCCGCAACCATTTCGGTATAAGCCGGGAAGAGGCTGAGAACCTCACTATGACAGAATTCAGCTTACTTCTGAATGCTAAATATCCAAACCAAAAGGGCTTCACTAGAGAGGAGTTTGACTCCGTAATGAGTGAAGATGATAAGCGCTGGAATGCAATGCTTGCAGCTGAAGAAGCTGGTAAAATGAACAAGCGCCTAGGGTAGCTCCCGAAAAGGCGGAACGTAGACCGCTCTGGCGCACCAACCATCTACGGAGCCTGCTACGAGGTTTGTATGAAAGAAATCGATATTGGTTATCTGAAGTGCATTCTAGACTACTGCCCTTCGACAGGAGTATTTACTTGGAAGAAAAGGGCGAGGGAAGAATTCTCGTCACAAAGAGCGCATAGTACTTTTAACGCTAAGTTCGCGGGTAAGCAGTGCGGCTCATTAACTAATAAATATCTGACAATCAGGATAAACAATAGCCTCTACTATAGCCATAGATTGGCGTGGGCTATGCATTATGGCGAGTGGCCAGTCGGTGATGTGGACCATATCAATATGGACAAAACTGATAATCGGATCTCGAATCTTCGGCTTGCCAGAAGGCGAGATAACATGAATAACCTTACTGCCACAAAGTCAAATAAGAGTGGGTTTATTGGGGTGTACTGGGCTAAAAGAGAGCGGAAGTGGGTCTCAGGAATCACCATCGACTATAAGTTTCACCATCTTGGTTACTTTGATGACCCTGTCTCAGCAGCAAACGCCTATAACGCAGCATGCGAAAAGGCAAACGGCCGATTCTCGAAAGAAAAAATCAAGCATAATCTTAAAAAAATTGAGTTGTTTCAATGTATTGGAGGAAAATGTTTGTGATGAAACGGGAAATGGCATGCTTACAATAAAGTGATTTACATGCCGTTTTAAACGTTTGATATACAAACTATAACTATTTAGGTGGCTGAAATTATTTAAATTTTTTACTGGATTCTTCTATCCAGTTCTCATAAAAGGCAATCCCCGCCCTTGCAAGATCAACAGGTTTAGTGGATGTTATTGGGTTTCCTAGATGACTCTTCGGCGGGTCATACGTACCACTTCTACTCGTTACGGCTATTGCTTCAATTGATTCAGGATGGAACTGTATCAAGGCAGGGCCACCTTCAAAATGCATATTACCAAAACCATCTATACTTAGGTTCTTGATATATAGAGAGTTTGAGCCTGGAGCAGGGTTGATTGTGGTGCTAGCTGGAACTTTCTTAGATATGTCGCCTATGGTATGGTTGTCGCAGTCTCGCGCTTGTTTAATGTAGCGTAGTAAATCATCGCTACCTTTTATCGCATATTCTTTTGAGAATGCATTTGTAAACTGTCCCTTTACTGGGTTGATTGCATTGAGAAGTTTCGTAAATGATTTTTCTATATGATTTAAGCAGTCTCGCCAAAGCTGCTCCATGTCATCAAAGTTAGTAGACGACTCCATATCTGAAATGCATTTCTTGGCTGCTTTTATTTCTTTTCTTGCTGGGTTGTAGTCAATCATCGCTGCTCCTTAATGTAGATCTGTAGAGTCTGTTAATTGTTTGAATTTTAATGTAATAGGTGTTGGCTTTAGTGCGCAAGATAGCTAAGCCTTCACGTATCCATTAGATTAACTCAGCAACGAGAAGACGAAAATACTGATAAACGATCAGGTGGTTTTGTCGTTCCCTCCTATCCCTGCTAATCTGTCCAAAACTAACTAGTGGGGATAGGGATATGAAAAAGGTTCTATTGGTTGCAGCAATAGCGGTTGTACTTGCCGGTTGTGCTTCTGGCGGCAATAAGTCGATTGAGCAAGAAACCCAGATTGGCGTTCAGAGTAAAATATTCAAAGGAAAGACGACGAAGCAAGAGGTTAAGGCTGCATATGGAGATCCAACTGGGGTATCAATCTCCAGTGATGGGAAAGAACAGTGGCACTATGTTTTCACAAACACACAGGTCAGCGGGAAAGCATTTATTCCTATCTATGGACTATTTGATAACGGCGCTACTACCAACATGAAGCAGCTTATAATCGTGTTTAAGGGCGATATTGTAGATAATTACTTATTTAATAATTCAAATACAGAAGTTAAATCAGGCCTCCTAAACTAATCAACTTCCATGTTATAGACCTCGCTCCGGCGGGGTTTTTTATTGCCCGGAGAAAAGGAAATGGCTGAGAACGCTGGCGGTATTTATTACGACATTGAAATGGATGTGCGCGGGCTACTTACCGCTCAGCAGCGCGTTAACCAGCGCCTTGATCTGATGGAACGGGGATTTGATAAAACATCACGCTCCATTGATACCACAGAGCGTTCGATGTCGAGCTTGTCCCGTGTTGCGGTTGCACTTACCGCAGCTCTTTCTGTCCAGCAGGTGGCTGAATATGCTGACGCATGGGCCACGGTTAATAACAAATTATCCAACTCTCTTCGCCCGTCCGAACAACTTGCTGATGTAACTGAGCGTGTTTTCAACATCACGCAGCAAACCCGAAGCAGCCTGGATGCAACAGCATCCCTATATGCGCGTTTAGAGAGGGCCACCCGGCAATACGGAACCAGCGCAGATGATCTGGCGAAGTTAACCACAATCATAAACCAAGGGTTCGTTGTATCAGGTGCCACGGCACAAGAGGCCGAGAACGCGATTATTCAGTTGTCGCAGGGCCTTGCTTCTGGAGCTTTACGCGGTGAGGAATTCAACTCTGTAAACGAACAGGGTAACCGTCTTATTGTCGCTCTTGCTGACTCTATGGGGGTCAGTATCGGCCAGATGCGCAACATGGCGGCACAGGGCAAGCTAACGACAGATGTTGTGGTTAACGGCCTGCTTTCCCAGGGGAGTGTAATCGGTGCTGAATTTGCCAATACCACTACGACTATCAGCCAGGCCCTTCAGGTTGCTGGCAATAACATCACGAAGTTCTTCGGCGAAAATTCTACGGTTAAAACAGGCGCGGCAATTTTCAGTGATGCAGTCGTCACCATCAGTGAAAATATCGGAGGATTGAGCGCTTTACTGACAGGTGTCGCTGCGATTCTTGGGAGTCGATATGTCGGCGCCTTAACTATGGCCACTGCGGCCAAAATTAAAGCAGCTGCCGCATCTCGTACGCTTTCAGCAGAAGAATCACTAGCAGCTCAAGCTGCCGCGAATAAAGCAGCGGCAGACCTCAGGGCTGCGGCGGTCGCAAAAGAACGGGCCTTAGATGAGATAAGGCTCGCAGAAATGATGCGACTAACTGCTATCAGCGAAACCAACGCCGCGGCAGCTGAGCAGCGCTTGTCAGTTGCCAGAATTGCGGCAGCCGGTGCAGTTGATAATTATAACCGTGCATTAGCGGCAAACAGGGCTGCTCAATTGTCTCTTTCATCTGGCGCAAGCCTGGCTACCAGAGCACTTGGGTTAATTGGTGGTCCTGCAGGTGCGGCGATGCTTGCTGCAAGTGCAATTCTCTACTTCTCTCAGCGTGCAAAAGAAGCGAGGAATGATGCTAATGCTCTTGCCGATAGCGTTAACGAACTGAGTTCCAAATTCCAAACGATGTCGCATACAGAGTTGGCGGCGACGATAGGGAAATTGAGTCAGAGTCTTCCTGAATTGAGTGACGCGGTATCTGACGCACAAAAGGAATTCAATGACGCGACATCTGCGGTCCAGCGCCAGCAAAGAGAAATTGCAAACTGGGGTACGAATACAACGAGAGGGCGGCAGGCTGCCGAGGCGCTTGGTGGCGCACAAGATAACCTTGCCATAGCAACTCTTGAGTTAGAGAAAGCTCAGAACAGGCTAAGCCAGACCCAAAACGCTATTAACATTGGTCGCGCTACGCTAAACGGAACGATGAAGCAAGGTATCGATTTGCTGCGCAGGGATGGGCAGGAAGCGGGAATTGCTGCCGGCATGATGAGCAAGTTGGGAGATATGATTAATTTTGCGGCCAAGGCAAAAGATAAATTCAACTCCAGCAGCCTCATGGTTGAACGTCCGAAAGATGTTCAGGAGTATCTGGATAAGCTACAGGATCAGGTAACACTTCAGAGCGAGCTTAATGACAGGAAGCGAGCGCAATTAAGGGCTGAGCAGGACATTAGGAAACTCGGTGGATCAGAGGCGGATGTTAACCTTGCTCGTGACAGAGCAGCCGCTGAATTCGATGCTCAACAAGCGCAGCAAAATAACAAAAAGGCCACCAAGGAAGCGGAATCTGAGGCTAAGAAACTTGCTAACCAGCAGGAATCAGTAGCCCAAAAACTAGCCAACTTGAAGCAGCAATCAGAACTCGCTGCTGGCTCAACGCAGGAGTTAAGCCGGGAGCAGGCAGTATTACAGGCTCAGCAATCACTAGGTAAGGGAGCCACCCAAGAGCAAATTGCCCTTGCCGGTAAATACCGTGGAGAAATATGGGATACGGCTAATGCCCTCAAAGCCCAGGCTGCGGCAGAAAAACTGCTCCCTGAAGCCAGAGAGAATGCGTCTTACCAGCAGGATGTTAAAGATCTGCAAACTGCACTGGCCGCCAAAAAAATCACTCAGCAGCAGTACAATCAGACCAGTGAGCAACTGGAGGCTCAGCACCAGGTTAATCTGGCTAAGATACGCGCTCAGCAAACTGTAAGCCCCATGCAGGAAGCTCGGGGGCAGATTGACCCTGTCCAACAGCTGGCTAATCAGCATGCTCAGGAGTTGGCTCTCATCCAGCAGTTCGAAACGCAGAAGGGGCAGATAACCCAGCGCGGTCTTGAACTGATGAATGCCGCTAACACTCAGTACGAACAACAGCGCATAGCGGCGCAGTGGGAGATATGGAGGCAACAAAACGCAGGATATGAGGTAGCTGCCGCGGCGTTTGATTCATTTGCTGGAAACGCCTCCAACGCCCTCACTGGCATAATCACTGGCAGCATGTCTGTCAGCGAAGCTATGCGGTCGCTAGGCTCGACGGTACTTAACAGCGTCATCAACTCCTTTGTCCAGATGGGAGTTGAGTGGTTGAAGTCTGTAATTATGGGGCAGGCTGGAATGACCGCCGCTTCTGGAATGGCTATTGCGCAAGGGCAACTAATAGCCGCATCCATGGCTCCGGCTGCTGCAATGACCTCCCTTGCCACGGCTGGCGCTAACGCTATCCCCGCTCAGGCAGGAATAGCTTCAACAGTTGGCATGGCGCAGGCCCTTTCAATAGCCGGCGCTCGCTACAACGGCGGCCCGGTATCAGCCGGCGGCCTGTACCAGGTCGGCGAGAAAGGCAAACCAGAGATTTACCAGGCCAGCACCGGCAAGCAGTACATGATCCCTGGCGATAACGGGAAGGTCATCAGCAATAAGGATATGCAGTCAGGAGGAGGGATCAGCGTGCAGGTGAACGTCATCAACCAGTCTACCGGCGCCACCGTTCAGAGTGCCAACGGCTACATGCAGGACGGTAGTGCAGTGGTGGATTTGCTGATCACCGACATGGAAAGAGGCGGCCCCGTATCCTCTCAGATGCAGCAGACATTTGGACTAAGCCGCAAAGCGCAAGGTGCTTACTAAACCCAACCCGCTTCGGCGGTTTTTTTATGCCAGGAGGAAACGTGGCAACAGTTCAATACCCTCCGTTCCTGCCGCTTCCCCAGCGCGCCGATCAGAACATGACGCAGGATACAGCCTGGCAGACGACGCAGACGGCAGTCGGTCCATTGATAATCACGCCGATCACCACGGACCTGAAAGCAACCTGGACGCTGCAGTGGATATTCACGCTTGCCCAGGCAGAGAGATTTAAGTCGTGGCTTCGCTCGCCGACATACTGCGACCGCGGGCGCGCTTGGTTCCAGATGCCGATCGACCTGGGTGATACGCAGGGCGTGCAGCAGCAGACGCTGCATTTCGTCGATATGCCGGTGCAGACCAGCAAAAACGGCAACATTGTCACCTGGACCGCAACGGTTATCAGTAACGGTATCGAGGACATTACCGAGGACTACGACGACTGGATTGTTGAGGCTCAGCCTGGCTATGGATACTGGCTGGATTACCTGATCACCGAAGTTATGCCGAGGGCTGACTGATGCCGACATTGAGAGAGTGGAAGGAGCGGCGGCCGGCAAGCGACATCAAACAGACGGTGGAGTTTTATCACCCTGCGTTTGGTTATTACCGGGTGGTCAATAACCTGTTTCGCCCGGCGACGTTTGGCGGAAACTCGTTCGATCCTGCGCGGTTCAGCGTGACCGAGCCGGCGCAGGACGGAACGGCGGTCATATCCATGACGATCACTTTTGTCGCCGCGACGGAGCATGTCCGGCAGACACTGAAAAGCTGGCGCGGGGCCGCGCGCATGACGCCGATTAAGTGCCTGTATCAGCAGTGGAACGCGATCGGCGATGCATCATCCCTGAAAGACTGGACGCTTTACGTGAACGACATTTCAGCCGATGCCAGCAACGTCACCGTGACCGCCGGAAAGACTAACCCGCTGACGCTGGCCAACTCCATCATTTACACCACGAAAGACTATCCCGGGCTAATCACCGTATGACACAGAGCGACTTTATCGGGCTTGTTAACGGCAAGCCCTGGGCTAATCGCGCCTGCAGTTTTGAACAGATGGACTGCTGGGGCCTGGTGGTTCTCTATTATCGGCATGTGCTCGGCCTGGAGCTGCATCACATCGCCGGCTACGAATCGGGCGCGGATTTCATCACCTGCTACGAACAGGAACACGCCCACTGGCGGCGTGTGCCGGTGGCGGAAACCGGCTGCATCGCCGTTTTTTACCGCGGCGAAGTGCCGGCGCATATCGGTGTGATGATCAGCCCGGTTAAGTGCCTGCATGCCCGCGGGGAATTTGGTTTCGTGCGCTGCGATAGCCCGCTGGCATTACTGAAGGTTTACAGCAAAGTGGAGTACATGGTGCATGGTTCGATATGAGTTACAGAGGCTACCAGGCGCGCCGCTGCAGCGGGGAACGGTAGATGCCGGCACCACACTGATGAGCTTGCTGGATTCTCTTCAGTTGCACCGCGATGTTATCGTGAAGCTGAATGGCCGAGCTCTGCCTGACGATTACGATATCAGCCGGCCACTGCGATCCGGCGACGTCGTGGCTGTGTTCGACCAGCCAGAGGGCGGGGTGGGAAAGCTCATCACCACGATATTGCGTCCGGTCACGAAAATCCTCTCCGGCGCGCTGAAGGTGTTCGGCCTGTCAAATAAGCCCAGCGCGTCAGTATCAGTGGCGACAGGAGAATCCCCCAATAACGACCTGACCGGCCAGACGAACCGCGCGCGACTCTACAAGGGGCGTCCAAACATTTACGGCCAGTGCCGCGTGTTTCCTGACCTGATTCAGGAAGCACTGTTTGAGTTCGTCGACAATAACAAACAGCTTACGGAATGGTTTGAGGTCGGTTACGGCCGGTACACCATCTCATCGATCCGCTACTCGGAATCGAACCTCGGCAGCCTGGCGGGCGCCAGTTCTGCGATTTATAACCCGGGTGACGTGATCGGCACGATTGAAGTAGGGTATCAGTTCGATGACGTCGATAACGAGACTGTGCCAGGCCTGAACGAAAGCCAGGACTTCCCGGCTCAGACCGCGACCACGACGGCGCCGACATCGGTGGCGATCGAGAGTAATCAGCTAAAGGCTGTCGTTCTGTCGAACGATGACAACTTTGCCTACTTCGCTGCGCTGGCGGTGCCGCATCCAGTTTCATTCGTCATCAACGCCACCTGGAACGACGGTGGCACAAGCGTCACACGGAATGTCACCGGCGCCGGGAATATCATCTCATCAGAGAGCTTTATTGGCGACGACACGCTGTCGTATACGACGTTTTATATCGGCGAACTGTCGGGTGAAATTACATCGCTGCCAGGCAATGCGGTTATCAACCCGACTCTGTTCACGCTGAATGACCAGACCCCGCTGGTTATCGGGCCGTCAGTGTCACCTATCGTATCCACTCAGGTTTGGGTGCATGTGCTGGTACAGCTCGGCGCGACGGCTGGCACAACGCAATACCGGATCAAGTTCTGGCAGGTCGACGACGACAACAATCAGGTGCCTGGTACGTCTGAGCAGCATGATTATTTCTTCGATAACGACTTCCAGGTGACGACCCGGTATTTCCGCACAACGCATAAGTTTGTCCCGGCGGCCGGGGCTGGGCGCTATGCGGTCACCATCGAGCGTCTCGACAACAGCAACGACGCCAACGTAGTGACTCTGATGGCGATCCACGCGGTGAACGTACGCGAAAACGTCGTGTATCCGGAAGACACGATTGCCCGCATCACGATCAAAGGCTCGAACGACAGCAACAGCAACCGCGAGCAGAAGTACAATATGCTGGCGCAGCGGCATACCATCAGCTACGACCGGACAACCGGCGCGGTTGATTACACGCTGCGGCCGAGTCGCTCGTTTGCCGACGCCATCCTTAACGAATGGGTGGTTGTCGGTAAGCAGGACGTGGCCAGTATTGACGTCGCGGCTCTGTATGCCATTGCCGATTCACTGCCGGATGAGGCGCTTGGGTATTTCGATTACACCTTCTCGGATGAGAAACAGCCGTTGGGTGAGCGCATAGCTACGATCGCCAATGTGGCCCGCGTTGACGGCAATAACATCGGCGATGTGCTGACATTCTGGCGTGATGAGAAAGTGACAAATCCGGATGCAGTTTTTGCGCGCTCAAACATGTTCTGGGATGAGTACAAAGTCGCCTGGCAAATGTCTCTCCCCGGTGGTTACGACGGCGTGGCGCTGGATTACGTCGACCCGCTGACGAACAAGAAGGCGTACATCTACCTGCAGATCGACAGCAGCGGCATCACTGAGGTTGAGGATGCCACGGTTAACGCGATGCAGATCAGCCTGGACGGCTGCCGCAACGCCACTCAGGCAAATGACCGGGCATGGCTTGAGGCGAGGAAAATCCTTTACTCACGCCTGACCATGACAGTGAAAGTGCTGGAGTCGACGCAGGTGGTACGAGGTACGGTGGTTCAGTGTCCGGACATGTACGACAACGCGCAGCAGACCGGATATATCACAGGGCGATCCGGGGATTTGTTCTCGACCTCGGAGCGTATCGACTTTTCCCTCGGCGATATGTGGGTGGTGATGACCGATAGCCTCGGGAATTACCGCGGGCGCTGGCGGGCCTATCCGGTAAGCGGCAAGTCGAAAGCATTTCAGGCTGCAGCCGATACCTTCGATCTGAACATTTATGACCGCAGCACGGTGCAAAACCCCAGCCGGTATTTCATCGCTACCGACTCGGAACTCAACTCCACTATCTGGCGCGTCGATAGCGCCAAACCCAACGGTGATGACACACAGACGTTATCACTGATCGAATATTCAGACTCAATTTACCCATAATCAACTTTCGCGCACACCATCAGATTCGCTTCTGAGGGTTTAGTGCGCCTATCAAGGGCGACATGCACAATGGCAGAAGTTCCACTCCCAACGCCGACGCAGGTTCCGGTACCGAGTACCGATATCCGCAATGCGGTATTTGCAGGCGCGAAGCTTGACGAAGAAGTTACTGGCACCGGTGAATTCTATACTGACCGTCTTGGTGTAAAGCGCCTGACGAACACCGGAAGAAATAATCAGTTCGATGCCGCGCAACTGGACAGAGCTAATCGGTTTGAGCAATTCCTTCTGTCCTCCGGCTACGTTTTTCTTGGCGACTATGAGGATGGTCCATTTCAGTTTAGTGCTCGTAACCAGTACATCCGCTATAACAACCAGTATTACCGCCTGAATGCTGCTACTGACGTCGGCTTTACGACCACCGGAACCGATGCAACCAGCTTTGCTAACGACGTTACTCACTTCGTTCTGATGGATGGAGACACGCTTCGCCAAAACCTGGGTTCAAGCGAACATGGCGAGGGCGCGTATTTAGTCGCATGGGCGAGAAACTATTCCTGTGAGGTAGCAGCCAGTGTTGCAGTGTTTATGTCTGCCCAGAAAATAAATCTATGGGAGTATAAAAAC